ATCTGCTTACAAATGGTGTCAGCCCCTCTATGATCGAATATGGATAGATCTGCGGGCCGACGAAATACAAAACGTTATTAATACTTGCCCCAAAGGATATTCAACAAAAAAGAATATCCGCATATTCATTGGATTGCTCTACCAGTATGCCCAACGTATAGAAATATCAGTAACCAATTATGCAAAAATGACTGATTTACCTACGCCAACATTAAGCCGAATGCACAGACCATTTACTCCGAATGAAATAGATACATTATGGCAGCATACCGACCTTGACGGCGTTCGTTTGGCTCTCATATACATTTACACTGGTTTGCGCCCAACAGAGCTACTACGGACCAAAACAGCGAATATTCACCTAACGGAACGTTATCTCAGAGCTGGAATGAAAACAGCTGCTGGGAAAAATCGTATTATTCCTATTGCCAACAAAATTATGCCGTTTATATCTGAAATGTTTGACTCAAAAAATGAATATCTTTTAATCGACAAAAAAGATGGCAAGCCGGTGCTCACCTATGACCGACTACGTGAACACTACTGGGAGCATAACCCCGTCTTGAAAAAGATGAATCATTTGCCCCATGACTGCCGACACACTTGTGCAACATTACTCTCAAATGCCGAAATAAACAAAAAAGTCATACAATTAATACTAGGTCACAGCAGCAAAGACATTACGGATAAAGTCTACACTCACAAGACAGTTCAACAGTTAATTGATGCGGTAAACCTATTATAGTTTGTATATTGCGTGTATATTGTTCGTATATTTCGCTCTCGCTCCCATGCCTTTATTCCATGCTACTACACCGCGCCATATCAAGCCGCCCATCTGCAGAGCATCTGAAGCCGCGGGAAGCTGCCGCCAATCAGTAAACATAAGGAAATATCCTTCCGGTTTAAGAACGCGCTGACAATCAGTAATCCACATCGTACACCAATGTAACCACGATCGTTGGTCCATCGTATCACCGGCAAAATCCGGCCGATGGACAATTTTATTATCTGATTGTTCATACTTGCTAGATGGGGTTTGTGCTCGTGCGTTTGCTGTTTGACCACCACTGCAGTATGGTGGATCTGTGATAACCGCATCAACAGAATGATCCGCAAGCTGTTGCAGCAATTTGATAGAATCACCGCACGTAATCTGATTTAAAAACTGTTCGTTCGTACAACCACCTCACAATAATAGATTTTGACTAGTCTACTGGTATTGTAGCACGACGGTAGTAGGAAAGCAAACATTTGTTCTGTATGAAAATATTTTTTATGATATATTACCATTCGACAAGTAAAAAAAATAATACTATAATGAAAAAAAATTAATGTATCTTATCTAACCTCAAACACTAGGAGAAATCATGGGCTATCTCAAAAACAAAGAATTAGAAGAAACGGAACGTGGCTATGGAAGCGTTGACAAAATGGTCTGTATAGATTGCGTTTATGACTATGCATTAAAGAGTTTTATTAAAAAAAACAATAAAATAGGAACTTGCGATTATTGTGGGAAAAAAACATATTGCATAGAATTAGAAACTCTTATTGGAAAAATAATGGATGGAATTAATTATGAATATGATAAAGCTATTGAATGGTTTCCCGTCGAACATGGGGAATATGTTTTTAAAAATTATTTCGACACTTCTGATTTAATACATGATGAATTAGAATTTGCTTCGGAAAATATTTTAAATGATATTGCAGACACCATTTGCGATCAAGATTGGTGTAAAAAAGATCCATTTGGTTTAAGTGAGCACGAAGAATTTATGTCTATGTGGCAGAGATTTACTTCTATTGTAAAAAAAAATGCAAGATACGTTTTTTTTCGTATGCCACAACTTAACAAAGGTTATGAAATTTCTCCAATTTCAATTCTTGATAAAATAGGAAAAGTTACTGAAAAATTAGGATTAATAAAAACAATATCACCTGGTACGAAGTTTTATAGGGGGCGCATACATTATGAATCTGATATAATTAAAGATGCTAAGGATTTAAGCTCTCCACCTCATGAGTGTGCAAAAACAAATAGAATGAGTGCTGAAGGAATATCAACTTTTTACGGGGCAAATACCGTTGAAACTGCGATTGAAGAAATAAAAGATCCATCTAAGACACACGCTACCGTAGCTATATTTGAAAATCTTCATGATATGCAAATTTTAGACCTCACAAAGGTTAATAAAATTTTTTTCCCAAGCTTATTTGACGAAGAACAAAGGGAAAATCGCGAGCCCATTTTATTTTTAAAAGAACTTACTAAACAATTAATTAGACCTATTGAAGAACTGAAAGCAATAGAATATATTCCAACCCAAATTGTAGCCGAATATTTTCATTTTCTGTATAAACATAGAAATAAAGGTATTGATGGGATCGCTTATAAAAGTTCAAAAACTAAAGATGGAATTTGCTACGTTTTATTTTATAATCAAGAACAATGTTTACCGAGCACAAACACACCACAAATGCTTCAAATAAATATGTCTTCTTTACAAACATATAAAATCCAGGAGAAAGAAAAAAAAATGAATTCAAAAACTTTTGTAAAAGAATGGGTAAAGCGTGGAGATATCGAAAGAGAAAAGATTAGTGAAAATGAGTGGATATTTGCATTTTTCTGTTATTTTATTGCCTTCAATTATTTATATAGTAGAGAAAATAATGGTTCTAATCGTAATCAAATTAAAAGCTTTTTAACTACCGAAAAAAATGTATTATGTGATTTTAGTCAAAATTTAATTATTAATAAAAAGCTTATTTCCAGTGAATATTATAAAACAATAGTTCGAGATGATAGATTAATCAACGGCAATGCAATTACGAAGTATAATAATGAATTTATAAAACTGCTTGTTCCTGAATGTACTCCAAATGATTTCAATAAACTTGTAGAAAACAAAACTATTCCAGAACTTTTGGGTTTGTCAAGTTAAGTGTGTAAGTTTTTTTAGGTATCATAAAAGAAGATGCGTTACCAGTGATTGCTGGCTTTAAAATTTCTCGTATTTCAGGATACGAGCTTGCAGCTTATCATCCATAGCCAACTGGTTTCTGACCATCGCCCAGTTCTGGATATGATGCCCTTCCCACTTGGCATAGAGTTCCTTTACCCTGAGATAGAGAACCTTGAAGACAGATTCCTCGCTGGAGAACGAGCCCTTCTTGGTGACTTTTCGGAAGCTGGAATTCACGCTCTCTATCGCATTGGTGGTATACATCACCTTCCTTACGGCACTGCCATAGTTGAATAGTTGCTGGACATGCTGCCAGTTCCGCTTCCATGTTTCTACCGCACCGGGGTACTGGCTCCAGGCCTGCTTGAACCGCTCGAATTCGGCCTCAGCACTCTTCAGGTTCACGGCTCCATAGACCTTCCTGAGCTGGGTCGTGTAGGCCTTGTAATCCTTGGATGGGATGTACTTGATGGAGTTGCGGATCAGATGGACGATGCAGCGCTGCACGACCACCTGGGGGAAGATGGACTTTGCTCCCTCTTCCAAACCGGAGACACCATCCATGCAGATGAATCCGACATCTTCAACGCCACGGGCCTTCAGCTCATCGAATATCTGCATCCAGTTATGTTTGCCCTCCGTCTCGTTCATCCAAAGGCCCAGGACATCCTTCGAGCCATTGATGTCATAGCCGAGGATGACGTAGACAGCGTGGTTCTTGGTCTCATAATCCTTGCGTACAGAGACGTACAGGCAGTCTACGAACAAGAAGGGGTAGAAGGGGTTCAGAGGACGTGTCTGCCAATGCTGGACTTCGTCCATCACTCGGTCTGTGATGTTCGAGATGCTCTCTGCGGACAGCTCGAATCCATAGATGTCATCAATCGTCTTGGCAATATCCCGCTGGCTCATGCCGCGTGCATACATGGCCAGTACCTTGCTCTCGATCCCTGTGACATCCTTGGTGCGTTTGGGGACTACCTGGGGCTCGAAGGTAGATTCGCGGTCCCGTGGGACGCGGATGGGGACCTCGCCGACCGAAGTCTGGATGGTTTTCTCCGTATAGCCATTCCGACGGTTGGAGGTTTCCTTCTTGCTATGATCATTGGAGCTATACCCGAGATGGTTATCTATCTCGCCCTGCAGCATAGCTTCGAAGATAGGACCGAACACGTCCTTCAGCGCTATCTGCATGTCTTCCTGCGTCTTCGGCTGGTATTGTTCCATGATGAGCTTGGCGATTGCCTGGCCTTTCTCACTCGGGTTTCTACGTTTCTTCATCAGTGCTGTACTCAATTCCTTTCAACCTGCTTTCTGATAGTGTACCGCACCTCGACAAAAAAATGAAGTGCGTAAGTTAGTAAATTGGTTACCGGTAACTTACACACTTCATTTTACACTCCCGAACTTTTTGACAGTGGCATATTTCAAAAAAAAGATGTTAATCTTTTCTTGTTTCTTTCAATTTATCAAGTACGATGCAATTTATTTCATGGCAATAAATGCATAAATGATTCAAGGAATAAAAATCTTATAAAAGACGGTGCTAAAATTTTAGGCGCATTTTTAGATGCGTGGTTGAATAGAAATTAACATCTACATACAACATAAAAAAAGCCGGACCACTCATCTACTGAGCAGCCCGGCATTTTGTCATTTCATCTTATTCTTTTACCAAATCTACTAATCCCGCTTGAATACTTGCCACAATGGAAGTCACAGCATTATTAATCGCCGTAACGTACAAGCGATTTCGGATTTTCACCCATACACTGGACGTCATTTTAATTTCTGCTTCCAACGGATCCGTAATAGTTTTAATCTGCGCTTGTACCAACGGGGTCAATTCGTCCACACTCAAACTCCCCAATAAAGATGTTGCCTGGTCTTTAGCTAAAGATGTTACTTCCGTTACTACTGTGTTCAAAATTTCTTCTTTTGTCATAATTAATTTCTCCTTTAATATACACTAAAATTCATAAAATGATAAAAAAATGTGTTTGGCCAATCTTATTCCTGATGCTTTTATGCACAAGATTGTATTACACCATACCTTCGTAATCCGTAACGCCTCGGGCAATCGCACGAGCAAATTCGTCTTCTTGGTCAACCAGCAATTGTGCATCGGCATCATTGTCTATAAATGCCATTTCAACCAGACACGCAGGCATGTCGGTATGTTTGAGTACGATGAGCCCCGGCATCTCTTTCACACCCCGGTCGACAGTACTAATGCTATTGACAATTTGAGACTGGATGCACTGTGCCAGCCGCCCTCCAGCTCCATTGCTGTTATAGCATTCAACTTCTGTGCCCTGAGCCTGCGTATTGGCTGCATTGCAATGCAGGCTGACAAACACATCTGCAGGCCAGTCATTTGCGGCCGCGCATATGGCAGTTGGTCTGTCCGCATACTGACTGTCGTAATAGAGATTATCACTTTGCAGCAATTGCACTTCACAGCCGGCTGCTTCCAAGTACCCTTTTACACGATTCCCTACTCTGGCAGCTACGTCACATTCCCGTAAACCAGAATTAGGATTTACAGCCCCGCTGTCATAATCAAGATCGTGCCCCGGATTAATAAATACCTTCATTATTTTGACTCCTCCTTCTTTTCACACGCCAGTTGCTCCAACGTGTCCCGCAATTTCTGCGGAATAGGCAGACCTGCTTTTCCTGCATTTTCGAGGATAGACAGGCCTTCGTTCCCAATAAAAAACCACACGACAATCGACTGCATAGCCGGTTGTCCTGTGGCTTTGTCTAGTTCATGAGCAAGAGCAACTAACAACAACACAACAATTTTCTTGCAAATGCCTTTAAATCCTTTTTGGCTGTTTAGTGCCAGGCTTGGATTGATGTAGGCCGCCAATACTCCTGTAATGTAATCAATCGCCATGGCTACAACAAGAGCTTCGATAATGCTGTTCCATCCAATCAAAAAAGTAAATACCGTGCCCGCAACTGACACGGCTGTGCCCCATTCGATTTCGGTATGGACTGGGGCCATCCCTCGAAAAAAATTTACAATCGCTTCAATCATTTAGCTTCCCCCGTTGTGGTCGTATTTTCATCCGCTTCTTCTTGCGCTGCCGCCTGCATAATTTTTGCCCGGATTGATTCCGGGCATTTTTCATTGGTGCAATATCCGGCGTCATCCAACTTTTTACCGCAAAATTTACATCTGGTCATTAGAGCGCCTCCAGTTCCGCCGTATATGCCGCCATTAACGCTGTGTATTCCGTTTGTAATTCCGTCACGGTCGCCGTATCCCCGGCCAATGTGGCCGTAGCTAAAGCATCCTTGAGATCTGTAATCTGCGGCTCATACTTAGCAGCTACCGCGGCCGCCTGTGATGCTTTCTTTTCTGCTGCCGTGGGTTCTGGAGCTACATACTCAATTGGTTTCCCAGTTGTCATATCCCGCACACATCCGGCAAGATACTGATTGTAAATATCCGCGGTCACAATCTCAACGACCGCAGCATCTGTAAACTTATTTTTGGCATTTGTCACTATTTCTACCGCTTTGCCGTCATCTGGCCCGCAAGAGGATATATCGCATCCTATGCGCTTTCCAGCGCTGTCAAACGCGCATACATAATATTTAACGTTACTTGCAAAACTCATATCGTCATCTCCTGTATAATTAAAATAAAAAAGGTGTGTGATACTATGCGTAAGCCTAACGGTTACGGCAGCATCAAAAAATTATCCGGCAACCGGCGGCGGCCGTTTGTTTTTTGCGTGTCTGAAAACGGACGACAAAAACCGGTGGAATATTTTACCAACCAAGTGGACGCGGAAATTTATCAAGCAGATTACAATAAAATCCATTATCATCGCTCCCTTCCAGGCCATAAAGTTACATTTGCAGAATTATATCATCGCTGGCTCCCGGCACACATTGAACACTACAATCCATCATCCAGCACCATTGACAGTTATCATAATGCATACCGGCACTGTCAGTCGTTACATTACATGTCCTATTCGGACATCAAGTATCAGCACCTGCAGATGATCATGGACGGCATGCGAAAAAGCGGCCTATCTTACAGTAGTTGTAAAAAAGTCCGCTCCTTAATATCTTTAATCTCAAAATATGCGATTAAACTTGAATATACAAATAAAAACTATGCGGCCTTGCTCAATATTGGTCGTAATAAACCGGTGCGGCCGCACAAGCCATTCACCCGGCAAAAGATTAACCGTCTTTGGCAGCACACTGACGTTCCCGGCGTGGACACCGTATTGATGCTACTATATACGGGAATGCGCTGCGGTGAACTGCTGGCCCTTGAAAAACAATATGTAAATGTACGGCAACGGTATGTACGAATTGTAAAGAGTAAAACCAAATCTGGATTACGCATGATCCCCATTCACGAGCGCATCCTCCCGCTTATTGAAAACCGTATGTCCATACCAGGTAACACTCTCGTTTGTGATACAAATGGGCTGCCGTATACCTATAGCCGATACTGTACGCTTTGGGACAATGCCATGCAGCTCATCCACGCCGATAATCATACGACCCACGATTGCCGGCATACTGTCGCAACGTTACTAGACAATGCGGGAGCCAATGAAAATGCTAAGCGCCGTATCTTAGGCCATGCAACCGGTGACGTGACTGATCGCGTCTATACTCACAAAGGACTTAGACAGCTCCGCAAAGCCATTATGTTGCTCAAATGATGTTACTACTACGATACTAGTAAAAAGAGCTTGTACCTGCCATTGATGCCTATTTTTTATATATCCACGGTGTTACTAATAGATACTAACAAAGACAGCCAATTTGACCTATATTTTCACTTTTCTTTGTGGAGATACTGTCATACTTGGCTGTCTTTTCACTTTCTCATTTTTATAAAATAGCTGAGAATATACTGCTTATCCCTTTCTTTGTATATGAGTAGAAAATTTTCTACAGTGGGGACAAATTCGGAAAGGAACATTTACGTTTCCCATCGCGTTTACATCTGAAGCACTAGCTGCCGCTGGAATCGACTCGGGAAGTAGTGTTGTAACATATGGATTTGCAATTAATAGTACTACGCAAGGGACAGTATACAACTAGTGCAGCTGATATTTTTGTTCGATACATCGCAATCGGAAATTAAACAGTGGGGAATTAATCTTAACACAACAAACCGGACTGTCATCTTTCCCGTTACTTTTAACGAGTACCCATCTAAATCATTAAGTTGTGCATACCGTATGGTATATACACGTGATGACACCTATGCTGGATTTAATATTAGCGCTTTTGAGCCAGACGGTGCATCTTATGTTGATGATTTAATTTTTACTTGGATCGCTATCGGTCATTAAACAGTGGGGATATAAAGAATCAGATGGTATAAATCTTGATATTAATATTTACTTTCCAATATCTTTTGTTTCTGTTTATGCAATCATGGCAAACGGAGACGTCACACTTCAAGGTGGCGCGAATTGTATTACTAATATTATAAAAAAAGATAGCAGCCATTTTACCAGAGAAGTAAATAATAAAAATATTGGCGGTTGGTGGATAGCAATCGGAAATTAAATGCCAATAATAAAAACCCGTACGTTTTGCCCTTGCCGAGTTATTGTCCCACCGTTAACAACCCATTTAGATAAAATATTAGCTCGTGTATTTGATGCGGTGGCAATGTCTGCTCCAGCTATTGCAATGCCATTTATGTTATTATCCCAGCCTGCGGGATCGCCTTCCGTGGTTATGATTGCCCAAGGTTTGTTGGATAACGCAATAGGATATGTGATTGCAGATAAACCGTTTATGTTGGTAAAATCTCCCCACTGTTTACTTTCCGACAACTATAAAACTGAATGTAGGGATTGAATTTGTTATTATGGCCCCTGATCCATTGATACCTCTTCCGCGTGCTTCCAACGTTGATAAATTAATGATTCTGGCTCCGATTACAGACTGTGTAAAATTTCCGCTATCAGTATAAAAGTCAGTACATGCTGACCAGGCCCAATCAGTAAACGTAATCGGTAATATTTGTGCAACATGGTTATTAGTATCGCATGAAGCACTTCCCCACTGTTTAATATCCAATTGCGATGTATCGAACAAAAATATCAGCTGCACTAGTTGTAACCAAGTTTATACCCGATGCGGTTAGGTCAGAATAAGATACCCTGTAAACCATATTATTATTTACATCTAACGGGATGTATGAGACTGAAAAAATGTTTGTCGGGAAAGATATCGGAAAATGGGTTTCATGGTATTCATTTTTCGATATGGCACTTCCCCACTGTATAATTAGGCCGCCAAATAAATCACCAAATTTAACATACCCATTTTGTGCGATATTATACTGTACCCCCGTGGCATTAAAGACCAGCTTCACCAGCTTGGCCATGAGGCTGTCCGACGTAATACTGCTGATCGTACTTGCTAATACATTGCTGGCAAGATGTGCAATCACGCCCTGCCCAAAATCTGTTACCTGGGCATGTTCTGTTTCCGGATGCAAGGTATCATAATCTTTGGCAGTTTTATTGTAACGATGGAAAATTGATTTTAATACGGACATTGTATGACTCCCTTCTAATTTGACAATTCAATGACTAATGCGTCCGTTCCCGTTGGAGACGAACTGATAATAGATACATGTTCCCATGGTATTTCAATCCACACGGACGATCCCGCCGATGCCTGTACGGAACAAGTCACATCAGACGGGCACCGGATATATTCCAAATCATTCCATGCCTTACTACCATCCCCACGTTTAATATAATTTGTATCTGTCTCAATTCCTAACTCCCCAGCAAGTAAGATCGGATTTTTGGTACTCCATACCTCACTGGTATCAAACCGCGTCTGAATTTGCCCCTCAAATGTGAATTTCGACATACCAGCACCTCTTACGCATTCCCACAGTTGATAATCAATGTATCACCGGAATGCAACAGTGTAGCTCCATCTGTCAGGCTGGCGCTGGACATTGCTTGAAACGCGGCCGTGAATCGCGCTTGTGTCCAATACAGATGATTACTGCCTTCCGCTATGTCATTGGTCGTCAATACGACAACGCCGGTTTTCCCGTTGACACTTTGCACTAAGTCCGTCGGCGTTTTGAGCTGCACCCAGTTTGCCAGGGTACTGTATGGGGCCTGTTTCAGCATATAGGTGGTATTGGTATCGGATCGAACGCAGATATCGCCCTGCTGCGCGCTCGAAAGTTTAATCATTTCCGCATCAGACACCGCCGTAAAGACATCTCCAATAGCCAATGAAGGAATCATACTGTCTGGCAGTTTTCCGTTACTGTCCAGTATAGGAACGTTTCCTGCCGCCGTCCCTACATTCTTACCGGCTGCCGTTCCGGCATCGCTGATCTTGGACAAGGTTAATGCAGGAATATCTCCGGCCGCCAAGCTGCTGCCGCCTGTAACACGGCCTTTGGCATCTACCGTTACTTTCGGATAGGTTCCTGCAGTAACGCCGCTTGTAACCAAAGCCACTGTCATGGACGCATTGGCTGATCCGTCAAAGGTAACTGATCCGGAAGCATCGCCAGTCAGTGAAATAGTTCTTCCATTGGTCAGTTTACCGGCTGCCGCTACACTGGCAACACTGGCATTGCCATTACTGTCAACCGATACAGCACCGGTTCCCGTATTGGATTTAATACCGCCCAGCGTGGCTGCCGTTGCTGCAGGCAGTGTATATATTAATGTATCCACACCGTCGATTGTAATATAGCCATTCTTTGCACTGGCCGTAATCAGGATGCCGCCATATCGGGTAATATCATTCCACGCAGTGGCCCCATCACCAAATTTAAAACGGCCCGTATCATTTTCAACTCCTAATTCCCCTTTCCCCATCGTAGGATTCTTAGAAGCCCAATTGGCTGCCGTATCATTACGCAATAGTATTTGTACATCATTTAATGTTTGTGTCGCCATTTATGCTTTTCCTCCGTTAATTACACCTATATCTGAATAATCACTGCCCACACAGAAATATTTACGGTTCTCTTTGTCCCATCGGTATATTTTATTCGCACTTGTATCCATATAAATCACGCCGGTTTCCCCAATATTAGGGAATTCATACAGACTGTCAAATTGCAAACAAGAATCTGCTTTCAGACTATTCAGCCATTCCGCTTCCGTTCCTGAAAAACCATTGGCTACAGCAATTTCATACGCGCTTTTTCCGGAATCGCCGTTTTCGCCTTTGTCTCCCTTAGCAATAGCTCCCATGTCTGCCTTCAAAGATTGCCCCGCTGTAATTTCCATTGTTAATTCTGCCATATCATCACCTCGTAACATCCGGCCGCAGGTAATATTGATACGGTCCAAACGTTTCTACCTGAGGAATCCCATTGCTATCAACATACTGGACTTCAATGTCGTAGACATATATTCCATATGACAAATCTTTGGTATCTGCATGAGTAAAGAAAATCATGCCCGCATCTACTGATTTCTGCAGTATCGGGGTCTCATCATCATAATCTTTTTTGACGGTAAACGTTGCCGCATACATTGACAATGTTTGTCCATTGATGGCCGGGGCAAATGCAATAGACCCTGTATCACCCCGCCGATGGTATATGCAATTATTGACAACTTCAATCATACAATATCACCTCAGCTGACGATCTCACACCACAGCCCATTATCAGCCATAGCGGTCGGCTTATTGGCTGTGGTCGTAACCCTTACCGTATCGACAACTAACTGCCTAATATCCGTATGAGCTGTACCGTCTTTATTGTGGGTTCCTATATCTGTTCCAATTTTGGTACGGATATCTGAGTGAGCCCCATTATCCTTATTATGGGCTCCTATATCCGTTCCAATCTTAGTGCGGATATCTGAGTGAGCCCCATTATCCCTATTATGGGCTGCAACGGCAGTTGCCAGTTCATCACTTGCCGCCGTTGCAGACTTTTCTATATCTTCTTTTAGGCGCTCATCATTGCTAAAAAGCTGACTGGCCATTGCATTTTCCAGATCATAGCGAACCGGATCATTGGCCATACGCTGGGGGAACGCATCCGTATTATAGGTAAGACCGTTGTCGATGCCATCGTCTGGTCGTGTTTGATTTCCAATTACTTTTGGGAAAAGGCTTAGCCATTTTGTCAAATACGTTGCCATTATTCATCACTCCATTCCGTATTGCTGGATCCGTACGTATAGGTTCCGTCAAAATTAATATGTCCATTCCAACTATAGCCGGTATAAATATTGGTGCCTAAATGCGCCGGCTTATATGTCAGAATTTGTTTTCTCATTTCTTGTAACATGGCCGAATCTTTGCATGTGGTATATACATTAAAATAATTCAATGCATTGTGTTCCTCGACATAACCAGAACCGTATGTCTGCACAATCTGATTCATTGCTTCTACCGTACTGGTACGTGCTCCACGTATTTTCTCAAGTAACTTATTACGCCGGTAATCATAGGTATCATCCGAACCATAGGATAAGTTATAAATACGTTCCCAGTCATCTAGTCCCCAGGTAGCACTGCTTGCAAATAGCTGTTTCGTAATATCAATGATTTCTAATCTTGCTTTTTCATGTTCCCATGATAAGGTATCCTGCTGCAGCTTAAACACCGGATCTTTTGAAAGAAAATCCGGCAAATACCGCAATACATTGACAGGCGTTGTTCTCAACAGTTCAAATGTCACGATACCGTCACCGTCCCGAGCGTTGCTATTTCTTCTGATGTTAGCGAAATATTAACTGTTTCATTATTCATTTTTAAATTTGAATAATCATTAACGCCTGTATCCGTCAGCAGAATGGCCCCGATTTTAGCAATCGATATATATGCAGACGCAGATGAATTGATGATGTTTTTTTCGAGCTCCACAAAATAATTTTTGACATTGGTCTTAAATGTCGTTTCATTCAATGTACCATCCACGGTTACGGAAATGTTGATGACTTTAGGTGCGGCACTGGCAATGGTGACTGTCGCTCCGATCGGCCGTACTTCCTCGATGTAATCGGTGACGTTTTTCACTAAGGTATCACTTGCCTGCTCGTAATTATCATTCACTATGACAACTTTGACCGTTCCCGGACCATTCCATAACGGGATAACTTTAGCAGCACCTACGCCGGAAACACTGGTGGCCCACTCCATGTAATGATATTTGTTGCCGGATGTTCCCGGGGTCCGCACATGCGTAAGGTATCGGCTCAACAGACCGCTATCATCTTCCTCATCGTATCCATCGTGCATGGCTTCGGCATTGACAACACCGGTAATGCCGGGTATGGACATAGGAATAACTGTAATTTCTCCGGCTGCCACATTCCCGTCTGCCCCGGCGATGACAGCCTGTACAGCTACGTCCGTGCTGCCGGAAATTATCACGGTTGCCAGCGTTTTAAATTGCGTGCTGGCTGCCGTGGCAAAGATGCTGCCATTGGGTAATGTACCGTTCCCTTTTACCGTAACGGTACCGGAAGCACTTACCGCGTCTTTCCGGACAATACCGGATTCAGCCGCTCGCATAGTCAGGTAGTCGCCCCAGCTCGTATCAGCAAACGCCGCTTTGTATAACTGTTCCAACTCCACTTCTGTTTTGGCAAATTCAATACTATTCGAGGAAAACACATCATACTCAAAGGTTCCTTCAAATTTACTGGCCGCTGTTTTGCTATTGTCCTGCAATTCGGCTAAAATCTCTACCTGTTCTCTGGCACTATACATTGACATTCACCTCCCCGTACACTGTCGTCAGATCCACTTCACAAACAACCTTGTCCCCGCTTGCCGTAAATTCAACAGAATCGACACTGGTAATATACGGATTCACCATGAGACATTCGATAATACTGCGTTTAAGTTCGCTGTACCGTTCCTGTACGCCCATGACTTTACCGATAAACGGCTTTACTTCAATGCCATACTGCCAACTATACGCGAGGTATTGATATCGTTCCGTCTGCAGGGCTTTATATACCCACGCTTTTACGGCTTCCGCACCCTCGACTAGGATATGTTGTCCATTCCCGTTGTATAGGAAACAGTTTTTCTCGAAATCCCAAGCATATTCCCGACACATTGACAAATTATCTTCTGTTGCCGTTGTATCCGTCATACCAGAACCGGTCCCCACAAAGGGAAATTCCTCACTCATAGCTTCACCACCTTATCCTCAATAATATACAACTGCGCATCTTGCCCATATACCGGGATTACACTTACTCTGTCACCTACTTTTAATGTGTCGGTATACACAATATTGTCCGTATAGTCATTATCGATTTCATGATTATGCGATTCATACTGTGCTTGACCGCTGCCGCCGCTTCGGTTTTGTGTTGCTGATTTAATATGGCCTTTAGCGGTACGTTCATATCCGATCAACAGATATTCCGAAATATAGACATCCTCTTTGGTCAGCGTAATGTTGTTTACCTGCACCTTTATATCCGGCGGCGGGGCTACGATAATGCCGATCATGGTTCCCTGCGGTCGTTCTGCCTGCGCTATTTCGTGCATGGTATGAACCATCTTTGCCATGGATTGTGCTGCGGTTGGTGTGTTTTTCATGGTGGATCATCCCCTGCTCGTCTTAATAATGCGTGTTGGTGTCATGCCCACGTCCGTATAATCATGGCTGTGGACAACATGATTTGCGCTACTGCTATTGCCGTAATAACCGCCCTCTCCATCATAAATAACGATATGATCATCATCACCGTATACGATGCAGTCGCCCTTTTCCAAATTTTCGGCGGTAAACGATTCCACGGCGATATTACTATTCTGCGCATCGCTTACCATCGTAGGAACGCCGGTCACACCCGCATTGGCTTCTTGTGCCAAAAACGGGCTGTAGTAACTCCCCACTTTGCCAACAGCTTCCGCACAGCCATTTTGACCGTTGTCCATGGTCACGCCGCCCCAAGCCTTATATCCAGCAGTAAGGCCTTTGCTTACTGGCAGCTTGCCTTTCCCTATTCCCTTACTGTCGCTCCATTCTACTTCATTCATCAGATTTTCAAATTCAATTTCCAGCCGCATGAAGTGCATCCCATTTTCAAAGGTATGCGAATCCGATTTTACCCAAAATTGCCCGGTAAGCTCAGTCTGAATATCCTTGATGGGAATGGAATACGACGATTTTACACGATAATCTCCTAAAACATCTATCGTTCCAGTGCGATCCAGCCCTTTCAGCATCGCTTTGACTTTTTCCTGCGTATTTGCTTTTGGACTGGATTTATAGACATCCTGTATCATGCTGTATTTCTTTATCCAGTCTTCATTGGACTGATACCCCGTTACGTTACCCTGCTCGTCAGTAATCATAATCACATCAACAAGGTTTTCAATGCTTTCTTTATACTGACTGTTTTCGATATTGATATACTGATCTGCCGTAAAACTTTCAATCAGCGTGCCTTTTTGGATCACGTCCAGCGCATCGCCGTTCATGACCAAGTGATACAGTACATCTGGATCATTGGCATTGGCCTTTGCATTATTTATTTGTTTGGCCGCATCCGTATAGGCCCGCATAATAATCTGGTATCCAGTCTTTTCAGCAGCAATAAAACTGACCTGTTTACCTGTTTCAATTATGGTGCCGGTCTTAACGCCCATTTCCGCACAAACAGCCTGGGCAATTGCTTCTGGCGTCATATTCGTGAATTTACGCGTAGTCTTAGACCGGCAAAGAATAAACAAATTGTCATACGCAGTGACCGTAATATTGGATTCCTGCGTATTTTTTTCAATGGAAAATACATTGCCTTGAAATTGAAGATTTCCGTCTTCATCATATCCATAAACGGTTTCTCCGTTGTTGATTACGTAATTCGGCAAATTAGGATCCCGTGCATCCTGCACATAATCAAATGTAAGCTTTCTGGCAACCTGCAGCCGTGCGCCGGACCATGTGGTTTTCTTTACCAACTTGGATATATCTGTACCATTGTGTTTGATAATCAATTTTTAATCACCAACTTGCGCAGCTTACTGATATTATTAATTGCCAGGTCTTTCAAATCATTAGACTGTACAATACGACGCCAGTGCGAATATTGGCCATATGATTTTTTGGCCGCATCCAGCACATCAGCCCCTTTTTGTACCAACGTGGCCGACGTAGCAGACTGCGTATTATCAGCCCTCTCTTTCAGGCCCGTGGTATCATCTACGGTTTTATCATTATTGGCTGCAGGTGTATTCAGATCTTTGTATTCCGTAAGCCCCAGTGTGTAGTAAATATCCTGACTGCCGTCTTGTTCCCGATAGTCAAATGTTTGTATAGCCATCGCCATGTTTACGGGTGTCCCGGTAATAATGACCCGAATCGGCGTTCTTGTCTCTTTCCACTTGATAAGCTGTTGTACACATTCTGCCGGAGATTTAGTATCTCCCACAACAAACGGATAATCATGAATAAGAGCTGGGAAAAAACATTCCAGCGTCAAGGTTTGCAGCTTCGGCATCCCAAAAATTAAGGCTTCACCCACTTGCGTAATACTGACGATTTTATTACCTTACGCCGTAGACACTTTATAGGTGGCAGGGGTAACAGGCAGTATCAACTTGTCTGTATCATGTGTCAGAATAACCTGCCGATACGCTCCGCCTGTACCCCCGCTTAATGCCGCCGACAATATTTCTATGACATTACTTAGCGCGCCCAGTCCCATTAGTAATCACCTCCGTAATTCAGGTTTGCCTGTTCCGCCAATTGAAACAATTGATGTGCAATTTTATCAATATCGTCTTCTTCCCTAACCACAAAGGTATTGCCAGTAAAAAGAATGCCACCGGATGAATTTCTGCTACGTCCCATCTGCTGTTCAATAATCCGCTGTGTTGTAGCGGCCGGGTAGATACGGCTGCCTTGTGGTAGATCCACAATTTCGCCACCGTGTTCATTGATCTGTGCCAGACCGCCTTCAAAGTAGGACGAGCCTGTAGCATGCGCTCCAATATCAGTTTGATTTAATCCGGTAACCGCAGCTCCTTTTGATTTAACTCTGTCATATTCTTTACTTAACCATTGCAAATTATTCTTTATAGGTCCCCATACGTTATTATCAAACCATCCACTTACCGGCCCCCATTTTTCTTGTATAAATTCCCATGCTGACGAGAAAGCATTGTTTATCGCAATCTTAACGGAATCAGCTCCTGATGAAATAGGGCTCCAAACAACAGATTCGAACCAGTTTGTAGCTTCCGTCCAAATGCTAACAATACCAGCCCACACATCGCTTGCCCCATCTCTTATTGGTTGCCAAACATTGCTTGCAAACCATTCTGTAGCTTCTGTCCAAATAGTTGCAATTTTATTCCACGCACCACTAGCAAAATCTTTTATGGGTTGCCAAACATTTGAATTAATCCAATTAACGCCCGCTTCCCAATATGGCTTAATGAATTCCCATATTACTACTCCAAAGCCAACAATAAAATTCAATGCTCCTATGGCATCATTTTTTATCGGCTCCCATATATTACTGCTAAACCATGACGATATTGCGCCCCAAGTATCTGATAGTGATTGAACAGCGGTAGCGGCCCCATTTTTTATCCAATCCCACGTCTCGGATGCCCCTTTTTTAATGGCGTCCCATTTGCCGGAAAGATCAATAGCGTTAGCAACCGTTTCTCCCAATGCACTGCCCCCAAAATACCCGGCAGCGCCTCCCGCAATCCCTCCTATCGCACCCCCGACCGCTGTCCCTGCGGGGCCAAAAATAGATCCAATAGCCGCACCACTCATCGCCCCCAATTTGCCGCCCGCCCACATACCCCCAAGACCGCCAATGGCGCTGGCAGCAGCTGTCCCTCGCTGTCCTTCCGGTGCGTATGCCACATCCAACGCGCTGCTTCCCAGTGCAAGGGCTGTCCCGATAATAGGTGCCCGCCCTAGCAACTTACTCCATCGGGAAGATGCTTTCGGAATAGATGTACCCGTGGGCATTGGTTTCTGTTTCATTGGTTTTCCATCCGGACCCAGTATGGTCGTACCGTTTCCTGACGCAGATTTCAGCCCATTCACAACAACATTTTGTGCATTGACAACCATCTCCCGTGTCATACCGGCTGCATCACCTATACCACCACCCAGTTTTGTGCCACCTAGTCCTGTGACGGCATCTTTCGCTTTGAGCGCCAATTTCGTAATCTTATAGAGACCGGCTGCCAACACACCGCCTGCTAATACCGAACCCACACCATCAAATTCCAGAAATTTATTTTTTAAATCATTGATACCTTTACCGGCAATCTTAAATACATCCGAAAAATCGAATCCGTCTTTCATTAAATCGCTGGCATACTGCACAACATCGGTCAATTCCGTAATAAATCCACGTAAGCCAAAGCTGTTGTGGCTATCCATCAATCTGTCCTGAAAGTTTTCCCAAGCGCCGGACAGCTGTTCAATATCTCCTTTGAGATTATCCATCCGGGTAATGGCGACGTCTTTAGCTGTAACTTTCCCCATTTCATTGAACATTTGCGTAACGCCGTCAGCACCTTCACGCAGCAATATCATCCCGCCGCGAATTGCATCAGAGCCGAACATGTCATATAGTGTGCTAAGTTGTTCTTCTTTTGTCATATCCTTTAAACGATTGTTTAAAAGTCCGGCAATATCTGCCAGACTTTTCATTTTCCCTGCTTCATCGAAAAAGGCAGATGAACCGCTTTCTGTAAGCAAATTCAGTTTTTCAAACGCCGCAATAGCCGTTTTCCCTTTGGGTACTAGGTTAGATAGCATTGTTTTTAAGCTTGTACCAGCATCCGATCCTTTGAGTCCGTTTTGCGCAAATACGGCAAGGGCAGTGTTTGTATCATCAAAACTCATACCAGCACCTGCAGCTACTGCAGAGCAGGCAGCCAGTGAATATTTCAGCTCGCCAACACTGGTGGCACTGGCATTAGCTGCACCAGCCAAAATATCTGCAGCATGCGTCGCATCGTCTACTTTAAAGGCGTTCATGGCCGTGCTCATGATTTCGGCCGCATCAGGTAGTGCAATATCCCCGGCAACCGCCAAATTCAAGGCAGCTTCAGAGGCATCTCCTAATACATCTTTGATATCCACGCCGGCTTTCAGGAGTTCGGCCATGCCTTTGGCTACTTCTGTATTGCCAAATACGGTAGCTTGTCCTAATTCCATAGCCTTTTCTTTTACCTGATCCATGGCCGCTGCATCTAACCCCGTAAGGGCTTTGATTTCCGACAGTTGGGCTTCGAAATCCATATATGTCTTTATGGTGTCGTAGATGCCATACCCGATGCCGGCCGCTCCTGCCATCTGCAGACTGGTACCCATGAGCATACCTCCAGCCATATTAGACATGCCATTGGATAACTTGCCACCTACACCGCCGGCTTTTACCATGTTATTTTTGACATTGACGATTGCCGTATAGGTTTTTCCTTTAAATTGATTTAGTTCCGTCTGTGCTTTTCTAAGTGTTGCCGTCGCATCGTCTTTAACGCGTACGGTTGCCGCATAAACGCCCCTGATGCCAGACAAATTTGTTTTTAATTTAGCAGTTTTTTGTGCTGCCTGAACAGCGCTTTCACCCATCTTATCAATAGATTCTGTCGCACGGGCAGCAACAGAGGGCATGCCCGTCAATGATTTAGAAAACGTATTAAAACCGCTTTGTGCTTTTTTGATGCCGGAAGAAAACTTATCTTTCATTTCTATGACTGCACTTAACGTATATTCGCTCATGTCCGCCTCCCTCCTGTTGCAATCCATGCCATCATGTCGTGCTGCCGTTTCAATTCCAGTTCCATTGCCGCATGACAAAAAAGTTTGTCTGTTTCAGATAACGAAAAAAAGTAATGTACTGGATGTCCATGGAGAACCAGAAAAGCGGCCGTAGCCGCTTCCCAATTCTCTTCAATTAGTTTTTTACTTCTTCATGTACTGCTGATTTAATATCTTTGCCATACCCGGCACATTCCATGATTTTCTTTGATATAGCAATCACTTCCCCCGGTTCAAACAACGCATCTACGATATCCGTAGGTTCTGCGCAACCATAGGCCTGCTGTAAGGACGTATCTTTGAAATCTGGGGCCGTCACCAAATTCAAAATCATATACTTATCGCTTTCGCCGGATTCTTCCAGCTTAGACGCTTCCAATACAAAAGGTCGTGTCGGCTTTTTTACAGTAATGGTCCCGATCGACGTATCCAAATCGTATGTTTCCTGTTTCTGTGCCTGGATCTGATCTTTCTTATTGATTAAATCTTGAATACTAATTGCTGCCATAATTTTATTCCTCCTATAAATTTTACGAAATAGTTTCCATAAACGACGCATCTTCTGGCGTAAACCCGAACGGGAATTCTTTTTCAACTACTTTTCCTTTTTCAAAATTCATAATCGCCAGCTCGTTAAACCAAACATTATCAATACTGCTCCGTTCTTTCTGACCGGCCACGGCATCCGGATCATCAATTAATCCAACAAACGTTGCCCGCGGATCCTGTCCAGATTTCCACGCTTCCAGATAAGCACTAATATTACGGTTGACAACACTTTTGATCGTAATCGTTCCTTCTCCCTTGAGGGATACAATCTTACTGTCAACGCTGTTGCCAATAATAACATCTTCACGGTTAGCCGTTACTTTGCATTCAAATTTTTCAATTTCAAACAGTAATTCATTGTCCCACCACACCTTACCATGGCTGCCATTCCAGCGCCGGCGGCCACGATAGGTGACATCTTCTGCTGCTCTTGCCATATTCCATCACCCCTTTCTTACATCGTAAAGTCAATGTTCAGGTTTTCCATTGCATTGACAAATTTCACGGATCCAGCCAAATAGACATTATCGCCTGTATTGTATTCCCGGATCTGCTGAACCGTCATATCATCCACATCTTCGCCTTTCAGTGTCGCATAACTCTTCTGATAGGTTTCATTGATATCGACCGTATTCCCGGCATCCTTATCCAGTACATTCCCTTCAATTTCAGAAAAATAAACAAGAATTGCAGAAATGAACAGCATTTTATGATCATAATCATTGATCACCTTGCCAACGTAGTATTTTTTAAAGGTATCCCGAATATCATCGGTAACCATATCAATACCTTCAATGATCTTGATATACCGGAAGTCTTCTCCTTTGTCGGTTGTAAACGTTGTCAAACTGTTGCAGGCCCTGGCGATTTTTACCCCGTCGCCGTCCTGTTCATCAAACAGCAGCATCTGCCCCTGATCAATCAGTTCATCAATATCTTCATACACTTCCACACTTTCAATTTCGGTCAGTTTGAAATACGTGGCCGATCTGTCAAGTGCCAGTCCTGCCAAAATTCCGGCGATTCGTGCCGTATACTGTAATGCCGTGTACGTTTTATAAACCGCATTGCCGCTGCTGTCCGTACCCGTCTGTACTTTGATATCACCAGTGCAGAAGTTAATAATGCCTTCATTATCGGCCGCTTGCGCATTCAACACGGCCTTGAAGGTCTTCTTCTTATTAGTTCGCATGGATTTAATCCAGCTGGCAAGGTCTGCCTGATCCGTACCGCTGGCCATGGGTGCGCACAAATAATTCCACTTGATACTGGTCAACATTTTCAATACATCAGCCTGTGTCTTTGTGGCCGATTCAACCGATGCCGCAGGCAGCGTATACAACAAAATTTTGAGCGGAGTCCCGTCCAAACATTTTTCGATCAGATCCTGCGCATCCTCACTCAACGTACTGGGAATATCCGATACGTCGGCAATCTTATACGTCTGGATCACGTCCGTAGTCTCGCATCGCAAAATCATAGCTACAATGCCGCGGGCAGATCGCTTGATTGCAGTGGTACCCTTTGTCCTGAAATTAATCAGGACTTGCGGTAAGCCAAAGACTTCTGCTTCATTTGCCATTTATAATTCCTCCTCATTCAACTCTTGACCGTTCAGTTCGAGTCCCAACTGCTGCATCAGTTCGTACTGAATACCGCCGATTTCTTCGTTTGTGAATGCATCAGCAAAATCAAGATTAAAAATATAATGCAGTATTTCATCAAAAAATGTGGTTTCTGCTTCCAACACCGTAATATATCGGTCTTTAATCTGGAATACCGGCCGAAACATTACCTCCATGCTGTCAGCCATATCATATAGCATGTTTCGGTCTGCACGGCCATATTGATCGAGCGGCGGGATAAATTGAATATCAATCTGAATCGTTCGCTCGCTGATAATACGATCCCACGTGTTTGCGATTGGGTGCATCTCGACATAAAAATAAGGTGCATCTGATTTTTCCACGTTATCAAAATGTACCTTATAATCCGGGTATTTAGTTTTTAGTACCGCTATGATCGTTGCTTTTATTGTTCGTAATGTAATCATTTCAGCAGCTCTTTCAACATAGTGTCCGCATTTGCCTTAAATGATTTTCCGGTTTGCAGCATACCGAGGTGCAACATTTTTTTGCCGGGAATGATCTTATTCGTCATCCCGCCTTTTTTAGCCCGAACCCGATGACCATATTCCACATGAGCCGCATATTTCGTATTATTGTACACACGCACAACTCCACCAACAGCAGTTGTACGGTGCCATGCGTTTTTTAGCTGACCGGTATCTGTCGGGGTATTATCTTTTGTCTTTCCGAGCAGTATCTCTGCCTGCTGCGCTGCAAATTGATTGCGTTTCACAGTGCCGGACTGCGCTAATTCGGACAACTTATCATTCAATTCCTCAAATCCCGAAAAAGATATGTTCATTAGGCTTCCTCCCTTCGCCGAACGGATATTTCTTGATGATCTTCATAACAAAATGGCTGGGCAGCGTATAGGACAAATGTCTGGTCCTCATGGCAAACAGTCATAATGTCATTCGGCAACACTTTGTACTTCGGATCCATGCAAAGCCGTAAATCATTCTTTAATTTAAACGCTCGATCTTCTTGATTGGATTCTAATTCCTTGCCATACTGAGACAGTTTGCAAGGAACAGATACATATACATCCGTTGGTTTATAACAATCAGCTCCTTCATCATCTATGACGGGCATCTGCCGGGTTATGGTGACCGTGTCCGTATACATGACGCTGGACAATACATTTTTGAGATATGCGGCTTGAATTATGGCCATAAGACTTTCCTCCACCGGTTCAGTTTGGGTTTGATACTGTCAAAATCAGCATCACTCAAAAGTCCAGAAGCTGCCGCTGCATTGACTGCCCATTCATAGGTAGTATCATTTTGCTGCAATCTCTTAAGCGGCCCCGGAGCCCCGGCTGCCGCATTTGCTTCATCATCCATACGCTTGCAGACAAGATCAACAACGGTATACACCAAACTGGGCGGGAAATCGTCACGATGGCAATAGTCCAAAATATCTCCCACCAGCTTTTCAGCCAGGAAGGCCAACATGGCCGTATCCGTAATCAGTGGCTTTCTGATTTTCACTTTTTCAGTAATAGCCTGCACGGCTTCATCTTGCGTCATCGGATCACCTTCTTAAATTTGTAATTTAAAGTGAATAAATATATATACCATGGTAATATACATAGTATAGGAGGTCCCAATAACAAAAAGTCGAGAAAGGAGGATTTCTCATGAATAAAAAAAATCAATGGGTTAGTCAACGGAAAGATGGAAAATGGGCGCTGAAACGCGAAGGCAGCACTAAAGCCACCCAATTGTTTAATACGCAAGCTCAAGCACAACAACGCGGAGTAGAAATTGCAAAAAACAACCATGAAGGTGACGTCATTGTAAAAGGTCGGAATGGAAAAATACGTTCCAAAGATAGCTATGGCAATGATCCATGCCCACCTAAAGACACTGAACATTAAGTATCATAATTAGGCGTTAACCGAACCCTGTACCCGCATTTTACAATGTCAATATTATCTGCTGTAATAATGACAACGGGTACGGGGTTTTCTTCATCTGTTTCAACAATTAGCCGAGTAATATCTTTTAAACATCCTTCTCCTACATTTTTCATCAATATGTTATCCTTTCATTTTCAATAAAAAAACTTATGGCTATGTCACCTTTTTCTACGTATTTCCCCTTTTCCACTGCGTCAAGGTCATTGTCTTCTCTACATAAATAGCCTGCCAATCATCATATGTCATATTGGCAGGCACATGAATGCTTTTATTACTGCCGTTTTTGGCAATCCGAATACCGCTGCCGTCTGTATTATCACTTAGGCTTCCGGATATCGTAGACCGGCAGTTAGGATGCAACGGCGGCATGTTCGTTCCTGGTTGTGCCTCTTGTACTGGATATACGCGCCGGTCATGAGCTCGACATATTTGCGATGTGCGACGGTCCAAAGTCGCTATGAACGTATAGTATTTCATGCCGGATTCGGCGATGCTGTCTATAGCAGCCTTATTTTGTACATAGTTCAATTCCGTTCGGACCAACCGCGTCGCATTATTCTTTCCTACATCCATCCGCTGCATTACTAGTCTTGATATTTTCTGTACGCTTTCCCCACGATGAATAGCAGTAACCATTTGGTCTTGCAGCAAATCACCCAGCTTACTTGTGTTTTTCCAAACTCGTTCACTATAATTTTTGCCGCTCCATGGAGTACGCAGTACTTGTTCCACATCAGTTGAATCCACTTTGGCCACGGGCTGAACAATCTTCCACTTTTGACCAATATCATATAGACCATGATAGTAATTGTCTTTATATGCATCCGTCAAAAAATGATCCATCTGTCCAATTGTATCTCTTCCCAATGCATCCAATACCATGAGCGTATCACTATACAACTTATCCAGTCGAGAAATACGACTCCGCATGGCCAACGTATTTAATTCCCGCAACAATCCTTTGTCGTTAGTCTTTTGGATCATAGCAACATACTGCTGCAGGCCCATCCGCCATGTTCGATACTCTGCCCCCATTAAGAGTTTCCGGGCATCTGCTATAGTAAGCTGATTGTCCTTGGCATATCGGCCATACAGCGCCGCAATCTCTGTCTGAATTTTCCCCAATGCATCCCGGTAAGCCTTGGCTAATTCCAGTTCAATAGTCTCCTGACTCTTTTTGTGCCATGCCAGCTCCCGCTCTTCTGCACGCTGAGCCCAGTACTCTTCATTTGTCATTGCCATGGCCTACACCTCATCAATCAGTCTATTTTATGCTTAAATTCTACAATACGAATCTGCTTGGATTCATATACACGGTTCCAGTTTTCCCCATTGGCCAATTCGGCCCGAGATACCGTTTCTACATTGGCACGGGTTTTATTGGTCCATGCTACGCCGCGCGGATGCATGATAAAGCACCGACGGTTAATCAAATAATTGACACCGGACCCTTTCTTTTTGTCACGGTCTGTTTCTGTCGCAATAAAGCCTTCCGGCGTGCCATTGCCAAACGCCACAGCACCGGAGCCAAACAGATACGTCGTATATACACCATTGGCTACCGGGCAGCCATCATCTACAATAACACGACGATCTTGATAGGTATCAAACTCGACAGAATTGCTGTCCCGTTCCGTTGTAATCAGGTTTTGCTTTTTCAAATATGACTTAGTCGCCGAATGCATAACAACAGCCGTCAAGTTCCCCTGTGCGTCTCCTAACAGCTGCAGCGCATCAATAAATGCCGACGCATTGATCTTAGCCGCATTGCCGGTTTTACTGGTAATATCCATGATGTGTTCGGACATAGACGTACTGGCAAACACGCCGTTAAGCAGATTAATCAATTCTTTCTGGGAATCACGCGCCCAAAATCCGGCAACTAAATCCCCAATCGCACGCATCGGATCATATCCCGACAACTGCGCGGAAAGGTCTGTGGCACTCCACATTTTTGCCCTGCGAATGGTTGTGGATGCGTCCTTGCTAGACGTAATCTTATCTGCCGTCAGATCTTCCCCTTCGATGACATTCTCAGAATCGCCTGTTAAATCATCATAAAACGGCATATTATGTACCTGTGCCGGATCCGATGCCAACCGATCAAATTCTGCATTGTTGGTAATAATGCCCGATTTAAAAAGAGCCGAAAGCTCCATCGTACGGTTAATAACGTACGGATTAAACAGCTCCGGCACAATGACATCCGTTAATGTAGTTCCTGCCATGTTTCATCACTCCTTTAAATAGTTACCCCTGCGGCCGCGGCCAATGACCGGGCCTGTTCAGGACTTTCTCTTAATAATTTCCCTTGCTCTGTCAAATTGAACGAATCTTTTGCAAATGGATTTTTACCTGCACCACCGGAACCGCCAGCCGGAGCATACTTAGGCGGTTTACCATCATTTTTGAATAAAAACGGCTTACTTTCTACGAGTGTCTTTAATTGTTCGTCCAGTCCGGCCACTTTTCCATCCTGGCCCAGGATGAGTTTTTCCTTGTCAAACAGCCCAGATACAATGTCTACATCCTGCGCTTTATCCGCAATAGCCAATTTAATGGCATTGGTAAACTGCAGTTCCTTGAGTTTGGCATCTGACTCCGTTTTTTGCGCAGCGTTATCGGTCTGCAGCTGCTTGATTTGGGTTTTCAGTGCCTCTACGTCGCCTTTGCTGTTTTTTAGGGTATCCAGCTGCTTGTCCCTGTCGGCAATCTGACTCGTGAGCGTTTTCTTTTCCTCATTAACCTCATTAAAACGCGCCTTGGTGACAAACTCCCCATCCAAATACCCTTTTAGAGCCGTAACGGCTGCAGGTCGCTGATCTTCCGCAATTCCTAACTTTTGTGCCACAAATTCTTCAATTGTCATACTATATTCCTCCTAATTTTCCGGTTTTTACCGAGGTTACCTACCTCGAATGAGAGTGATACATTACGTTCCTGACGAAGCCGCCGATGTGCCCGTGTCTGCACTATATTCCGTATTCGTCAGGCAGCAGGTTTGAATGATACGGACAATCTCATATTCCGTATGATCGGCAACGGCAGTAATGGGAAAATCCTTGCCGAACTGTTTGACATACGTAATCAACCACTTATACATTCCCCTCACCTCCTTCGCCGCCAGCCGGTTCATGTTGATGGGTATTATCATCATACGCATCCAGCTGCGCATCCTGTTCTTTTTGTTCCTTCTGCAGCTGTTTTTCTTCATCTTCCGCGTTTTCCACAAAAGGATGATGTTTGAGAATCGTCTTTCGCGATACAATCCCTTCTGATTGGGCACACATAGTAACTAATTCAGCATCATTGCGGATGCTGGTACGTGTCCATGTTTGAATAATCGTGCCGCAATCCCGATTGTTTGTATGACAGATGGCTCGCACCAGTTCATTAAATCCCAGTCGAAATTCGGTTTCCATCAAACCAGCTTTGAGTTCTAGCAGCGCATATAAAAATTTCATTGCTTCGCCGCTCGTAGCGTCCAGCCCCTGTTGCTGCGGGTCAATGCCCTGCCCCATGTCAAAAATAGATTTACGGGTGATCTCAAGCATCTTATCCCGCGCCTCGACAGGAATGTCAATCGTCAGGGTAGACACACCGCTTTTATCATTAGGACCCACATTATCCATATTAATGGCCTTGAAGTATTTCATCTCCTTCAGGAATTGCCCAAGATTCTCGCTACCGTAATTTGTCAAAACAAAAATGACCTCTTGGATATCCTCAAGGTCATTCATGAAACCGCTGTACGTTTTGTCATAGGCATCAATCAGCGCTTTAACACGATCTAAATCGCGGCTGGCTATGGAATTATTAAAAAACGGAATAAACGGCACACAGCCGAAATCATGATGCATGATGCTATCTGCTTCGGATAACCCGGCATCGTAAAAATCTGTAAAACACGGATAATCCATCAGTCCGTCTCGGATGGTATCAGCTGTTCGTTTCCGGAATGCCTGGCATTCTGCATCTGTCCAATATTCATACACGTCGTAGGTTTCACCTGTATCTGCATCAATGTCTTTATACACACGCAGTACGGCCATCAGCTTTTGATCCAGCTTTTTACTCCATACCGGAATCACCTGCATAGAAGGCACCACACCGTATTGAAATCCGTCTACCGGATCCATCCAGTAATGTAGCCATGAAACGCCGGCATTACTGGCATTGACACATAATACCTTCGCTTTTTTTGCCCAGGCGTCCCCCAAGGCATTGGCAATCACTTGATTCGTGTCATCGTTCTTCACATCAAACAGAGGTGGCGTGGTGAACATGTACGCTGCCTTCTGATCGACTAACAGCTCATAAAAGCTATGCGGGATATGGTTATCGGCACTACGTAACGGGTTTTCCGTTTCTGCTGGTTCATCGGTGCCGGTTGGCTTCTTGGTCCGCCTGAATATAATATCATTCTGCACCCGATAATACCGTTCCGCTGTTTCAGCTTTGGCCATAAAATCAGCATGTCCCTCTACATAGCTAAAAATTAGCTTCTTTGCTGCATCTAAGTTCAAACTAAATCACCTCATTTCATAACACGGATACGGCTGCGGGCCATTTCTTTTTCCATGGCATACCGGATATCATCAATCGCATGATTATTTTTGTCCGGATAGGCACTAATAAACTGACCGTCCTTATTGCGCTCATACTCATAATTGACAAACTCCTTATAGGTATTAGGACAGCGCTGCTTATCTATGTAGATATGCGCCCGTTCCTGCAGCCATTTCATACCATGCTCCACACTGTCCGGGCCTTTTCTGGCTCCCGTGATATTTAAGCCAAACCCGCGCATTTCTACAATACTTTTTGGTTCGGCCGAATCAGCAATGATGCGGCAGGAGTTATATTTCTGTTTGATCATTTCAGCTGCCCGCTTATTTGTCAGCTTCTGTTGATACAATTCGTCAAATATATACAAATCTTCGTGTTTTGCGTCATAGTGCATCGCATTAAATGCCAACGGATCCACGGCAAAACCAAAATCCAAGCCATAATGCCGCCTGTCAAACTGTGCGATCATGTCGTCACTCATGCGCATGTCAGATACGTTTTCAAACACCGCCCCACCGGTGCCGGTAACCTCGCCTAAATATTCATGCTGATATAATGTTTCATTCTTAGCTTTAAGCTTTTCTGCTTCCAGGATAAATTGATCACCTAACCACGTTTTAGGTACGTCTAAATAGGTGGAGTGATGCACCAATCGGTCCGGATCGTCAAAGAGGATTTCCTCATTCACCCAGTTATTTTGACTTTTCGGCGGGTTATACGTACAAAATACCCAGTATTCTTCGCCACCACGCAGCAGGGATTGAAATAAGTTACGGATTTCTTCCATGCCACTGAATTGATCCAATTCCTCCAGCCACACGATACCGACATAGCCAAACGGCAGCTTAATGGACTTGACTTTGGTCGGATCATCTACCCCAAAGAACAAAATCTTCTGTCCAGTCGTCTTGTATGTGATTTCATGTGGCGATGTTTTGAAGCGAAAACGGCCAGCAACACCCAATTGATCAATGCCCCATTGTACTTGTGGGTAGACGCTGTTTTTGATGGTATTACCTACCCTCCGTAAGACAACGGCATGGCATTGCGGATGCTGCATCAGCAGTGTTGGCACCTCGATACCACCGATAAAGGATGATTTTGTACTGCCACGGCCCCCAGCCAGCCAATAAAACGTATGCGTATGCTGTTGTATATCCCAGAACACCGGATCGAAAGCCGGTGAAATGATATCGGCAATATTGACTTCCATCATCAATCACTTTTCCTATCAAATGTAAATGTAACAGTATCCTTGTCAGCATCATCATGTTTAATCGAATCCACTTCTACCTTTAATTTTTCTATCCGCAGCCGCTGTTCTTCGTCAGCCTGTCCGACTCGGCACAGTTCCTCGTACTGCTTAATCATGTTGTTGAGTGTACCCATGGCCCGAGACTGTGCCATTAAAAAAGCAGCCTGTTTTTCATAGGCTTCTGTATATTGATACGTATCTGCTTCTTCACTTTTCATAACATGACGCCTGGTCAAGTCTTCCGAATCAGTTACATACATGATCTTCTGCGCCCGAATAATGGCCGCATATTTAATGCAAATATTTTCCCAAAGGATATCTATAGGCGATTTATTTTCTATGGCCTGCACCAGCTCCGCCGTTTCCGATGGCAGGTACTTAGCAAACAGGCCATGCGTGACAGCCTTCTGATTATGTTCCGGGCCGCCTGGCCCACCCCGATTTCCGACTGCATTTGCATTACAAAAGGGTGCACCCTTTTTCGCTCTGGGTGCACCCTTTTTCTGCAACTTTCGCTGCCAATTATTCCGTTGTTTCCACGACTTTACTGTGTTCATAGAAATGCCGTATTTATCAGCAATATCCCTATATTTCATGCCGTTGACGTAATCAGCATGAGCTTGCACTTTTACGTCCATTACATACTCACCACCGCCTCATTGTGTTGGTTTTGAAATTGGCAACAAAAAAGCACCCAGATTAATGAGTGCTAGAATGAGAAAGGATATTTATACTTAATTAGAAGTTGGTGGAGTTGGAGGATTACTTCTTACGATTTCTTTGATTGCAAGCAATATATTGCTTGGTATTGTAGGACCATCATCTCTCGTAATAACTTGTCCATTAACAATTCCAATTTCATAATTAATTGAATCATCATCAACATCAACAGTCACCTGATAAAGATCTGATTCCCTAAGCTTCCCTTGATAAGAAAATTCTCCTACACTGATTGATGGCATCAATATCACTCCCTTGTAAAGAATATTATAAAAAACATTGTATTTATACCGATCTCTATTTCCTTACCTACTTTTCTACAATGTTATTATACCACACATTTCCTGTCCAAACCTGCTACAATTCTGCTATAAATCTGTCTGAATCTGCTACGAAACTGCTACAAGAAAAAAGTTATCCACAATAAAAATATAATTTAATTAATCAGTTAACTTTATAATTCTATCTGCTAACAAAGAAAATTCTGTTCTAAAACTTTGCACATTTTGCAACATAGTTTCAAGGGCCTTTCCAAAAATTTTATCATTAAATCTCCGAATATCATCTCTGGTTAACTCAAATACAGGTTTTTGAGAAGCCTGACTAATCGCAATTAATGAATTGAAATCAGATATATGTGCTAAATCATAAGGGGTTAACTCCGAGCCATCTTCTCTAAGGACCCGTTCTATATCTCTTTCATCAATAGTACATTGAATTTTTTTTAATTCTGGAATAAGAGAGGCATTAACCGCTATTCTAATTTTTTCAATCCAAGCATTAAAAGAACTAGCTGGCTTTTCATTTCTTGGCCGATATCTTTGTTGGATAATTCCCAAAAACTTTGGATGGTTAGCAACAGGATAGTTAGCAGAATCAATATTATTTAATCGTTTGAAAATTTCAATCTCATTATGCCACTTAATAATATTTTTTGTTAATGATCCTACTGCCTGCAAACAAAAATAGTCTGGTGACGTAGGAACAATAAAATAATTGCTAGACATTAATAATATTTCATTTAACCCTCCGACATTAGGGCTTACATCTAATAATAAATAATCTGCAGAATATTTTTCCGCTATGCGCCGCAACACATCCGGGAAATTCCCAACAATATTTTTAGTAGCTGGAATCCCCATTGCAACCTTTAATGAGACACTCAATTGTGAATCTAAATCAGAAACATCCAAATGTCCTGGTAATAAAAACAGATTTTTATTAGACGTATTATACAACTTGCCCATCGCAGCCGCCATAATAGCATCAACCGTACTACCAGAAATCAATTGATCAACGATTGGTTTCATCGTTAAATTCTCTCTATTTTTGTAAAAAAAATCAAAACAATCCTCATCAACCGCCATGTATCCTAAAATTAACCCTGTTAAATTACATTGTGAATCGAGATCTGCCACCACAACTTTATACCCTTTTGAAGCTAACATCCATCCTAAATTAAAAGTAGTCGTGGTTTTACTTACCCCACCTTTATGATTGAATAGGCATATAGATTTCACAATTAATTCACTCCTCCCTGTTGCAAATATAATAAATTTAAATGTATTTGTATATATTATATCATCAATTTTCTCTATTAAAACCACTATTTTAATTTTTATTATACAACATAAGTTTTTTTTGCACCGGAATATCTCCCGGCCCAAATATCATGCCCGCCAGTACCTCCAATATCTTTTCGCTGCGCTTCCGGCAGTATCCCTCCGAACAGTGTGCCGCTCGCGCCGTGATATGCCATGAAAACGCTTCGGCATACTTGCTCCATATGATTGCCCTGTCCGTCTCTCCTAAAGCGTCCAGCGACCGATTGAGCCGATTCATGAGCGGTTCTATTTGAGTGAGCTCTGCCTGCAGCATCCTGATTTTCTTTTCCATTCCTTCCTTGCTGAAATAGTCCCGTTCCTGTTGGCTTATATTATTCCCACTGCCACCAGGCGCAAAAGATAGGCTGGGAACCTTGGGCGCAGCACTCAGCGGCAGCCGGGCCTCGTAATCCGCTATATCAGCCTTGATATTGTCTATATAGGTCGTAATCTCCCGGTACCGTGTCAGATATTCTTTTACCGCTGCTGCCTGTTTGTTTAAGTCCATATCCTATCTCCTCCGCTCCCTATCTATCGTAATCGTATAGCCTTCCGGTATGCCGCCTCTGCTGCTGATCGGCGTCGGCGGTAGCATTCTCTTTCGTCGTTGCACTTCCGGCAGCGCTGGCCAAACTCGTCCCATATCCAGTGCCATTCATACGCGCCTAAAAGCCGCCCGCAAAATGCGCAGCGGCTCCGGTCATCATGCCGACCCTGATTCGTATTCATTTTTATTGGCGGCAGCATTTTAGGCTTGCCGCGAATCCTCCTATTTTTTCGGCTCATATCATTACCACCTTTACGTAATTTCCACAAAATTGATATCCGGATGCTTGAATAACAGCAGCTTCCGCCGCAAAACATAGTCCCGTGTCTTAAATCCTTTTACTTCAATGACTTCTTTCCTACCGTCTGCATACAGCACCATAAAATCAGCTTTATACGTAATGGCCCGCTGTTTTTTACCCTGGTATGTAAATGCCGGCTGTAATTCAAATTGGGGCTGCAGCTCAATGTCCATGATTTCCCCGGCTCGCTGCAGCATCAGGAGCCGCTCGTATTCCCGCAACTCTTTCCGGCTGTCCCATGTGCGGCCGTACTTCTCAACTTTCCGGGCGTGATACTTGGATCGATTAACTGGCCGGTGAATAGAGGCCCTGCGCTGCACATAGGCTTGATAGTCTTCTTCTGACCAATTCATGAACGTCCTCCTTACTCATGTATTTTTCCTGTCCGCCGGTTTTTCAACGCAATTCTCCCGATTACCTCAAAACCAGCAATAGAAAGAGTCCGCTTTGCACTTTTGATCGCCTTGTCCATACGACGGGCATCATCAATATCGGCTTGGCTGATTTTAGGCCGCAGCGCTTCATATGGTGTCAAATCCGCATACCCTTCTATGTTTTTCTTATCCATGCCCTCACCTCGATGCAATGTATGCCAAATATCCTACCGTGATCCAAAATCCTATACACCATACAATGATCACACGCCATACGATGGCTCTTGTTCTGTTCATTTCTTACGCTCCTTACTGTTCCATCGCCTGATACACCACATGATCTTCGATGTATCCATCTTTCCGCATATACAACCGCACATATGATCCACTTCCCAGCTTACGCCCATTCATAGCATAGTGTGCCAATAGGCAATAATTACGCTTTATCCGATCCTCGCTAATATCTGGAAAGGCCCGTCTTGCAAATTCCTGCACTTTTTCAGATACATTCAGCTGATATTTTCCAGACTTTATTTGAGCCATAGCCGCATGAATTACGTTCATGTTGACTCGTTCCCGTGACGCGGGAGCTGGTACGCTACCGCCCACAAAGGATGTTCCCCGAGCACGACGCAATTCTTGCAAAAATCTATTGATAACGGCAATCGCGGGAAATCGTTCATAATTTTGGATTACATTATCCACGGCATCTGCCACCAAATCCTCGTTATACTTAGAAAACACGCGTTCAAAGGTCTCCCAGTACTTTTTCCAGTCCGCCGGATTGACGTGTCTTGCGTTCGGATACGCTGACAACAGTTGCCCTTTCATGTAGTCCAATGCTTCTTGATCCATTCCGTTCAGCCTCCTTTTCTACCAATGCTGCCGTTTTACCTTCCTGACGGGCTTTTCGCTTAGCTAAATATCGAGCTGCGCCGTCAGAACAAGCTTCAGTTTCCTTCTCCTGCACACGGCCCTGTTCCCATTCCCAGCCTCGCTCCTGTGCATTACGAAGAACAGCTTCAACATATTTCAAGCTTTTTGCGCTATTTTCAATGGAAATTTGCAAAGCCCTGATAACATGATCTGCCCCATAGTCGGTAACCAGACCAACAAGCCGATCTTGTTCATACGGACTTGCGACAGGGTGGTAATTATTCTGAAAAAATTTTACAACCGATTTCACTCCATCCATATCCCTAACAACATGTTGTAGTGGTTTAGTCTTGTCTTTGTCTTTGTCTAGTCTAGGTATGGTAACGGCTTGTGCGTCGGTTTGCGGTACGGTTTGCGGTACGGTTTGCGGAACTCTATGTTCCGCAATGGGAGAATGAACACTTTGTGGTACGGTTTGTGCGTCGCTTTGCGGTACGGTTTGCGGAACGCTACGTTCCGCAATAGCTCTATCTGCAATGGAAATTAGTATGTATGTAGTTGATTGTTGCCCCTTCCGGGGTACGAAGTCGATAAGTCCGGCTTGCTTCAAGGCATTCCGTGCTCGCCGCACAGCAGGTTTTGACAGGCCGGTCTTTAATTCCAATACCGCATTAGCCGCATTGAATTCTCTCTTCCAGCCTGTACGGTTGCAGATATGCATCAGTGCATGCCACAGAGCGATACTCGGCGTCGAGAGTGAATTGGTTTCCAGCAATGTATAAAAGGAATTAATTTCGTCCAAATATTTCATACAAGAATCCTTTCAGATAGCGGCAAAAGGGGCGGGATGCCCCTTGCCACGCACTATTCAAGAAATTACATATTCAGTGATGCTTCCAAAATCTTGTCATCTTCCGACTGCGGTTGGTCGCTGTGATCAGCCGGCAATACTTCCCCGGTTTCCATATCTACATTGGGTTCATTTTCTTTTCCGGAATCCCCTACCGGTGTTGCTTCAATATCCGTATACTCCGTTTCATCATGCACATCGATCATATCCTTTGCCAGCGTAGATTTAATAGTCCCGTCTGTCGCCATCCCTCGGACAAACTCAGTTTTAAGTGGGGCATATTTCAGGCATTTTTTTAATACGGTCTTCTTGGCCATTTCGTCAAAATTAGTTTTCCAGGGACTTGTATACCCTTTTTTGTATGCCTGGCTATATGTATTGGCATGCTTTTTGACGTCTTCCACGCTCATTACCTCAAAGCCGTAGCCACCGTCTTTGGTATGGAATACGGCGTAGTAGGCGACAACGGCACCACGGTCTTTCATAGCTGGCTTATGCCGGAGCTTAGCATCCAACCCAAGCTCATACTCAAACTCGTCGTTTTCGTGCACCTCGTGAGCCTGAATGTCTTTGACCTGACTACTGCGGTATGCCAGATCAATCAGGCCCTTATATCCCAGTTGAAATTGGCACTCTAATGTCCCATGGTTCTTATACGGAATGAGATAGGCCTGCCCGAGCGGCGTGTTTGGCTCCAGTCCCAGTTGCGCCGCTTGCATCATAGCCCCTAAAAACGACTTGGGGGTGCAGGCCACCAATTGCGGAGTCGAGCTCATCGCGGATAAAATCATGCGACTAAACCGTTCCCCCGTCAGTATAGATGGCAGTGCAGCTTCTATTTGCGGTCGCATGGACAAAATCAAATCCTGCATATTTTTTCGTGTCGACGAGGACCCCGCCGTCTTTGCGGTAGCTAATCCACCTTTTGTTGTTGCCATTGTTTCTTTCCTCCTCGAATTTATTTCCTGGACTTTAAAATCTTGATATGCATAATACTCGCCTGCATCATCTAAATAATCTGCTTCATCGCCCATACCATTACACCGTAAATCTACGATTCGGCTTGCCTGCTTTTGAGTACTGTTTAAAGATGTCCGGATGATCAGCCTTTAATTTTTTACTGTCCAGCGTCGTACGCCCTGTCGTCGGCGTCCATTTGACGGTCTTGTCACCGATGATAGCAATTTCAAAATTACCCATCATAGCGCAGATTTTATTTTGCATTTCATCCTGCTTGGCTTTGGCTTCCTTGACTTGTGCTTTAAAATTAAGGTACATGTCCAGCAGCTCCGCCGCTTTGCTGGATAATTCGACAGGATCATCCTTGCCGCCAGGGTACCTTTCTTTCAAGGCATTTTCTGTGGCCGTGGATCCATCGATATCCGGCATGACACCGCCTTTGACGTTGACATCCCAAAAGATACGTTCAGCATCATACAGGGCATTGATGTCACTATCACAACGTGGGATTGCCTTGTATTGAAAATTCTGTCCGCCAATCAGGACGGCAATATACCATACTGAAAGGCCGGTCGTCATCATGTAGTGCTGGCACTGCCAGTAGTACGTGTCTGGCAGCTGGTCATCGTCCCAGTCTTTTACTGAAAAAGCGTTCGTGGTCTTGCATTCCAGACCGGCCCGCTCGCCGATGACGAGACGGTCCACATTGGCCAACATCCAAGGATCGTGAATGCTCTGCATCATACCGGAGCGCTTGACCCGTTTTTCCGTCCGGCGGGCAAATTCGTCTGCGACTGGGGACTCAAGGATCGTACCCCAGTATACAGATTCCTTTCCGGAGATGTCCTCCGGTTCCACCTGCCCGGTCTTTTCAAGCCAGAGCTGGTACGGGCTCTTATACGGATTCATTCCCATAATTGTGCCGGCGTCGCTGCCACCAATTCCCGCAGTCCGCATTTTCAGCCAGTTTTCATGATTTTTCATTTCTTCAACGGTCATAATCAATTTAGCGTCCATGTTTGCTGTCCTCCTCCACTACATCCCAATGTTTATCCAAAAATGCGATAACCCAGTTTAGTACTTTTTCTTCCTTCTGGTGCCGTTCCATCGTGGCCCGATTGCGCAAATCATATAATGTAACCATATTCTTCTGTTCTTGCGTCATTGTTTTCTCCTATTGTCTATGCTATACTTTATATATAACCTTTTTTTTAAATCATTTTTCACCTCTAGGGTCTTACGGTTGCAGCCGTAAGGCTCTTTTTTATTGTCGCAAATTCTCGGACAATTACCATGAACAACCGCTTCACATTTTCCATTAAAAAACACCTACTTTCTTCTTGTTTTTACAACATTCGTGCACTTTCAAAGAAATGATAGAAGCAATCAGGTCATCTAAGGATGTTACACATTTCCGAAAACGAGGCGTTTCATCACTACGAATCACGTCATCACTACAAATATCCTCGATGATTTCATACTCGTTGATAGCTTTCTTCAAATTAATCCGTAGCTGGATGGCCCCAGATGATACGCTGACCGGTTTTATCCTTGGCAGTAACGCCCTTCCGGTTAACGTGCAAGTTGAAAGATACGAATACCCTAAGTACTTAGACCCATAAACCTGCATCATCTTTGCCACGACCTCATCGCAAGGAAGTATCTCTCCTGCCTCGTAGTAAACAAGTACTCTCCTGGAAAGACCCAGTGCTTCTGCTGCACATTCTTGAGTCAAATGCGCATTTTTGCGAGCTAAACTAATTGCTTGTGCGAAGTCCCCTTTCATGGACATTTTTCTCACCTCCTGTAAAATAAAAGAGTAATTAAAAATGTATAATCAGTTGTTGTCCTGGCTGAATTACCGCATCCCGATCAAGGTCATTGTCTTCCATGATCTGATAGTAAAATTCACGGATATCAGCATTTTTATCAACGAACTGTGTAGAAATACTCCACAGCGTATCGCCTTCCTGTACGGTGTAAGAAGCCGCTTTAACTTCTGCACCATTGATCTGTCCAATACAGATTCCAATAGCACTTGCCAGTAAAAATGCAACAAATATTAGTTTTTTACTGCGAACCCGCAGCATTTTTTTTGATTTGTCGACTACTTTACGCCGACAAGTAATCCTGTCGTACTGATAGACTACTTGCTTCTTCATGTTGCGCATCTCCTTTTAAGTTCATCAAGGCTAATGCCAAGATATTCTGCAAGCTGGTTCGGATTAATAAAATAGTCAAACCGGGAATTTCCTTTTTGTTTCATGGCAATTCCAAACGGCAATAGATTCCGCTGAACACCGATGCGAACGAACTGCGGACCTTTGTTCATGATCTTCGCTGCCATAGTAACAGTTATTTTCATAGTCTCACCTCCCTGTAGCGTTAAGCTAGCCAGTACTGTATGATATAATCATCTCTGAAAGGAGGTGATTATAATGGCAAATATATATGCTTGCCTTTGTGGCAAATGGGTCAACCTTACATTGTCGAATGCAACTGTTGGCGCTGGTAAACCGGTCAATACTTGGTGGAAAGAGGAAAATAATGATCTCTTTAAGTATGACTACATCAACATTCAGTACAACGGGAAAAATTATCGTATCCATCCGAGTTTTATCCAAGTCGTTACCGAGTAAATTCCATTTCAAACCATTTTTTTAAGGCTTCACAGGAAAGGTCATCAAGTGTTAGTTTGTTGGCCTTTTCTCTAAATTGTCGATCTATAATTTGCTTAATTCGTTCCCATTCATACGCTTTCAAATCATGTGCTAATAATTGAGTAAGTTGCAATTTTTCTTCCATTCTCTTTTCCATTTTCTCACCTCCCCGTAGCGTTAAGCTGCCAATAAATTATGCTATAATCATCTCGAAAGGAGGTGATTATAATGGCAAATATATATGCTTGCCTTTGTGGCAAATGGGTCAACCTTACATTGTCGAATGCAACTGTTGGCGCTGGTAAACCGGTCAATACTTGGTGGAAAGAGGAAAATAATGATCTCTTTAAGTATGACTACATCAACATTCAGTACAACGGGAAAAATTATCGTATCCATCCGAGTTTTATCCAAGTCGTTACCGAGTAAATTCCATTTCAAACCATTTTTTTAAGGCTTCACAGGAAAGGTCATCAAGTGTTAGTTTGTTGGCCTTTTCTCTAAATTGTCGATCTATAATTTGCTTAATTCGTTCCCATTCATACGCTTTCAAATCATGTGCTAATAATTGAGTAAGTTGCAATTTTTCTTCCATTCTCTTTTCCATTTTCTCACCTCCCCGTAGCGTTAAGCTGCCAATAAATTATGCTATAATCATCTCGAAAGGAGGTGATTATATATGAAAAAAATTTTTGATGAAAAATCCATCGCTACTTTACTTCTAAACTACACAACGCTTTGCGGTAATCTTCAGCTACAGGCAATGACAGAAAATAAAGATCATCCTGAATTACTACAGACATCTATGACTGTCGCTGAACACGAAGCCATGATTCGTACTTTTGCCGCAATGATTGAAGAAAACAATCAAGCTTTATTAGCGCATCTTGAACACCTGGGGATTCTTTCAAATGATTAGTTTCTATAATTTCTAAGACACGCTGTCTAGCAGCTTCTGTTTCGCGAATTAAATCAAGAAGTAATTTGCCGGTGCTAGTTTCTCCCAAAAGAGTATCGGCATTATTTCTTTCATTACTTCTTCCATCCATCCTCTCACCTCCTTATGGTGCCATCTTTTAATAAATGATTATTTCAAAGGAGCGTAATTGTTATGAAGCTTAATTATGATTTGGTTCGAGATTTATTATTACTAATTGAAGAAAAATCTGACGGACATAAAAATTTTTCCTTATTTTTCTTTTTTGATGAAATCCCGAACTATTCTAAAGATTCCATTGACTACCATTTGAAATACTTACATGATGCTAACTTAATCGAATGTACTGATAATTATGACTATGTTATTGATATTACGCCTTATGGGCGAGACTACCTCAATAACATACGAAATGATGGTATCTGGCAATCCACTAAAGAAAAATTTCAACCGTTGGGGTCTGTTACGCTATCCGTTGTATCTGAAATTGCAAAATCCTTACTCCTCAAACAACTGGGGTTATAGGGAACCGTCTGCGCTTTAACAGACTTCATTACCCGATCAAATACTGCTGGTATCAATGCTATTGGTATTCCATATTTATGAAGTGCCGTTATAATTTCAGATACCGGGGCCTGTATATCCACTGCTTTTTCCATCCTCTCACCTCCTTGTTCTTTTAACTACATTTAGTTGTTAAAAAATATCAAAAAAAAGGTCTTCCATTTTCACTCCTGTGTCCTTTTCAAGACGCAACATTATCGCTGGGGGCGGAGTACTGATTCCATTTTCCCATTTACTCCAAGCTTGTTGTGAAACATTATATATTGCAGCCATTTCTGTTTGTGATCGAGTACCACGGAACTTCACTAGTTCGCTACGCATTTTCCCACCTCCTTTTTAACAACTTTTCGTTGTTTATATATTATCACAACCTAAAGTTGTATGTCAATAATATTTTAACAACTTTATTTCGTTATACATATTACTACCAATAGTAGTAATATGTTTTTAAAAGGGGGTGTTTCTATGCTCAGCAAACAACTAAAAATACTTAGAGCAAAGAACAATTTATCCCAAGCCAAATTAGCTCAAAAATTAGGTGTAACCCAACAGGCCGTTGCAAAATGGGAAACAGACAAAGCAACCCCCGACTATGAGATACTATTATCCATATCTAAACTGTTTAATATCTCAACAGATGCACTCCTCGGTAATGAACCCAGGCAAGATAACCTTCCTCAACTTACCCCAAAAGATGAACGTGAAATAGCCAGAGACTTAGAAAACATGATTGAGTCCCTTAAAGGCTCTGCCGCTATGGGCGACGTTGAAGATGAAGAAGACAAAGAATTATTACGCGCATCGCTTGAAACGGCGATGAAATTATCCAAACGGATCGCCAAGAAAAAATTCACTCCCAAGAAATACCGGAAGGAGTAATCGGCTGATGGATCAAGATAATCAAATACAGCTATTTGAAAATAAGAAAATTCGTTCTATTGGGGATTTTAAACAAGAATTTATGGATTGCTTTTTATGCCGCCAAACGTACCAATAAACGCAAAAAAGATGATCCCAAGAAATAGGAGTCATCTATGAAAAACATCAAATTGCGTGTAAAAAATCTTGTTCGTAAAATGGAAACTGCAAATCCCATACAAATTGCTAAAGAACTTAAAATTCTGATTGAATATGCTTCATTGCCGGATAATATTAAAGGATATCTGGTACGTCCGGTACGCAAAAAGATTATCGTTATTAATGATAATTTAAACGAACAAGAAATTCTCATTGTTGTAGCTCATGAGCTTGTCCATGTATTGATGCATGAAACAATGAAAAAATTTTATACGGATGCCAAGGACAAATATGAAGCAAATTTATTTACGTTATATCTCCTATCACACAGTTATGATATTGATAACAGGCTATTAGCTGTTGCCCCACTCCACCGAAACATTATGTCATCCCGTAGCGCACACAAAATATTATGCCGCTGTCTGAAATGGGGAATGCAGGCTATTTGTTATTTCACGATCAGATTATTGGACACAGAGGATTTGTTATCACTGATATTTTGATACATTCGATGCTCATTTTAATTTGCAACAGGGTATGGCATATCCGATAATGTCTCTAATTAGTATTTTAGGCTTATTTTTCATAAACAAATAAAGGAAGACCTATCTTGAAAAACACAATTGTTTCTATAATTATTTCCATAGGAACTTCTTTAATAGCTGCATTTATATTCTGGATTGTTTTTGATCGCTACCCACGACAAAAAAAATATAAAAAAATACGTCCATTAATAGATAATTATATATATTGGGTACATTTTTATTTGTTCTCTTTTCTTTCCAGACCTTTTTATTATACTGAGGGAATACGTATAAATAATCAAAGACAATTGTTCGCAGGTCTATTAACAAAAGAAGACTTTGAGTTGGCATTACAAAATAAATGCCTAAATGACACATATAAATTTGATGAAAATAAAAATAAACTTATGTCTATAGGTAATAAATTAAACTCAGATATAAATGACATTACCAAACGAATTCAAAAATTAAAATCTTTTTTAGAGTTTATGTCTTCTGAAGAAATAATGCTCTTAGAAGAAATAGGATTTAGACTTTCTAGACAAAATTATAATATTATTACTAGTCCATATTGCATGCCTGTCGTTCCTAATATGAGCCAAGGATATGCTACAGATATGTTTAGGATGTATCAGTTATTTTTAGATTTAAGACATAGAGTCATTCAATTTAAAACAGTTAATGTATTTGATGATGTACCTGAAAATCAAATTGCTATTCAACGGAGAATAGATTTATATTATTCGCATCAATATAAAAAATGCACAAAATCTGTTAATAAAAATGATAAAAATATAGGTTTACTATGGTGTAAATGTTTAAGTGAATATCAATTAAATCATAAGCAAAAAACATATAAATTATTAGAAACTATTTTATCAAATCCCAAAAGCAGTTTACCAGGATCACGCGAATGGGTTAAACCGCTCTTAAACGATCAAAATGCACTAAAATTATTTGATAAATTTAAATCTAAAGAAGAGTTAATAATATGCAAGCAGGCTCTTAATGATGATGATAAACTAACTAATCTATTCAAAAGTCAAAATATGGAACTAAAAAAGTACTATGAAAATAAATGTAAAAAAAACCTTGAAAAATAAAAGAAAGGTTATAAAACTATGAATGATTTAAAACTATTTGAATCTCAATATATCCGTTCTGCTTGGGATTCTGATGAGGACCAGTGGTATTTCTCAATTGTTGACATCATCAATGCACTCGTCTCTCCTACGTCTCCGCGGAGATATTGGAGCGATTTAAAACGAAAACTAAAAAAAGAAGGCGCTAACCAGTTGTACGAAAATATCGTACAACTGAAATTACCATCAGAAGATGGAAAAAATTATAAAACAGATGTTGCTAATACATCCCAAATATTACGTATCATCCAGTCTATTCCTTCTCCAAAAGCCGAACCTTTCAAGCAATGGTTGGCTCAAGTCGGCACTGAAAGAATTGATGAAACTATTGATCCTGAGCTTGCTATCGACCGCGCTTTGGCAACCTATCTGCAAAAAGGATACAGTCGCGAATGGATTAATCAGCGATTGCAAGCCATCCAAGTACGAAAAGAGCTTACGGATGAATGGCAAAACCGTGGTGTAAAGCAAGGCACAGAGTATGCCATTTTAACTAATGAAATAACTCATGCCTGGTCTGGTATGACTGCACGGCAATATAAAAACCTCAAGGGATTAAAAAAAGAAAACCTACGTGACAATATGAGTACTACGGAACTTGTATTGAATATGCTGGCAGAAACCTCTACCACGGATATATCCAAAGAAGAGCAGCCTAATACCTTTGAAGAAAGCCGTCATATTGCCCGTCGAGGTGGTCATGTAGCCGGAATCGCACGCAAAGCGCTGGAATCAGAAACAGGGAAACCCGTTATCACCTCTATGAATGCCATTGATTTTGCAAAACTTATCAGTGGAGTCGCTAAAAAAGAAGACTCTAAAAAGGAGTGATGCCTATGAATGTAAAACAAATCGCCACGATGACGGCTGACAAATATCATACTCATAGTCCTTTTGATATTGCCGATCGGCGTGGCGTGCGTATCATTTATTCTCCATTAAAGTCTGTATTGGGATATTACACAAGATATAAAAGAATTCAATGCATTATTTTGCAGGAAGGCCTGCCCTACCCACTACGGCGTTTTGTTTGTGCTCACGAGCTGGGGCACTCTATCTGTCACGCTGATCTCAATACACAATGGCTTAAAGTCAATACGCTTGTATCCACAGACCGTATTGAACGAGAGGCCAGTACCTTTGCCGTTGAATTACTATTACCGGATGATCTCATTCGCAACCATTCAGAATGTGATCTTTATACTTTATCGAAAATTGTCGGAATTCCAAAGTCCTTAACTGGACTAAAAAATTTTAATGATTTTTAGAACATTTGTTCTGACAATTAAAAAAATATATATTTCACAAACGTTTAAGGAGGAATAAATTATGTATATACCCGTATTAAAATGGAAATTAGGAGAAAAGCAAGCCTTAGCTTATTTAGATTCTCAAACCAAAGAAAACATTATGCCATTAATTGAATTACAGCCTCATAATATTGATGCTGATGATAATCCAGATGATGTTTTAAAAAATATAGTTAGCACATTTGGCAATCATTTAACAAGGTACATGGAAGGTATTAATACATTTTTTCTTGATTGGAATTATTTTAATATTGAATATTTTTTTCCAGAATATAACTATATTAAAGATTTTTTCCTTGAAGGACTTGCCAAATCGTTTACACCTATACCCGTCATTGCATTTTTAGATATGGACAATTTTTCCAAAAGCTTAGAAGCAATGGATAAAATAAGAGATTGTTTAAAAAAAGGAATATCCATAAGGATATCCCCAAGAGACTTAAAAAAAATAGAACCAATCATTGGCCTATTACAGAAATATAACTTTACCCAAAATACAACCGTGATAATTGATTATACGCGTATATCAGAAACAGACTTAGATATATATTCAGAAATAACCAGTGTAATTTACAATAAACTTAGCGCCACAATTACTCAATTTATTTTAATTGGAACCGGATATCCAGAAGGATATCCATCTCAATTCATGAACAATGAATCTTATGCTAAGTTTGAGCGAATAGAACAACGACTTTGGACAATATTAAAAAGTGATATTTCATTTTTATCCGACTCAACTATACATTACGGAGATTATTGTTGCACCAGTCCTACTCCACTACCAAGTGATTTATCAAATATGCGTCCTAGCGCCACAATAAAATATACAACCGAAGATAATATTCATTTTTACAAAGGAACGCAACTCATAAGAGGCGGATATCAACAATATCATGATCTTTGCAAACTCATAGTCAATGACCCTGCTGTATACAAAGGGGAAAACTACTCTTGGGGTGATAGTAAAATAAACGAAACCACAAATCCAAGCTGGGAGTGTAAAATGAAGTGTGTAAGTTACCGGTAACCAATTTACTAACTTACGCACTTCATTTTTTTGTCGAGGTGCGGTACACTATCAGAAAGCAGGTTGAAAGGAATTGAGTACAGCACTGATGAAGAAACGTAGAAACCCGAGTGAGAAAGGCCAGGCAATCGCCAAGCTCATCATGGAACAATACCAGCCGAAGACGCAGGAAGACATGCAGATAGCGCTGAAGGACGTGTTCGGTCCTATCTTCGAAGCTATGCTGCAGGGCGAGATAGATAACCATCTCGGGTATAGCTCCAATGATCATAGCAAGAAGGAAACCTCCAACCGTCGGAATGGCTATACGGAGAAAACCATCCAGACTTCGGTCGGCGAGGTCCCCATCCGCGTCCCACGGGACCGCGAATCTACCTTCGAGCCCCAGGTAGTCCCCAAACGCACCAAGGATGTCACAGGGATCGAGAGCAAGGTACTGGCCATGTATGCACGCGGCATGAGCCAGCGGGATATTGCCAAGACGATTGATGACATCTATGGATTCGAGCTGTCCGCAGAGAGCATCTCGAACATCACAGACCGAGTGATGGACGAAGTCCAGCATTGGCAGACACGTCCTCTGAACCCCTTCTACCCCTTCTTGTTCGTAGACTGCCTGTACGTCTCTGTACGCAAGGATTATGAGACCAAGAACCACGCTGTCTACGTCATCCTCGGCTATGACATCAATGGCTCGAAGGATGTCCTGGGCCTTTGGATGAACGAGACGGAGGGCAAACATAACTGGATGCAGATATTCGATGAGCTGAAGGCCCGTGGCGTTGAAGATGTCGGATTCATCTGCATGGATGGTGTCTCCGGTTTGGAAGAGGGAGCAAAGTCCATCTTCCCCCAGGTGGTCGTGCAGCGCTGCATCGTCCATCTGATCCGCAACTCCATCAAGTACATCCCATCCAAGGATTACAAGGCCTACACGACCCAGCTCAGGAAGGTCTATGGAGCCGTGAACCTGAAGAGTGCTGAGGCCGAATTCGAGCGGTTCAAGCAGGCCTGGAGCCAGTACCCCGGTGCGGTAGAAACATGGAAGCGGAACTGGCAGCATGTCCAGCAACTATTCAACTATGGCAGTGCCGTAAGGAAGGTGATGTATACCACCAATGCGATAGAGAGCGTGAATTCCAGCTTCCGAAAAGTCACCAAGAAGGGCTCGTTCTCCAGCGAGGAATCTGTCTTCAAGGTTCTCTATCTCAGGGTAAAGGAACTCTATGCCAAGTGGGAAGGGCATCATATCCAGAACTGGGCGATGGTCAGAAACCAGTTGGCTATGGATGATAAGCTGCAAGCTCGTATCCTGAAATACGAGAAATTTTAAAGCCAGCAATCACTGGTAACGCATCTTCTTTTATGATACCTAAAAAAACTTACACACTTAACTTGACAAACCCTCCAAGCTCAAATACAGGAAATCCAACAACATGGATCAGTATTGCTACTAATCATCATATCACTCTAACAGCTAAACAGTACGCCAATCAAGTCTAGCTTTCATTGCATGTCTTGTAATAGCCAATAGCTCTTCCAATGACACATTGTCAATCAATCGTTCCAAAATAAACCTGCGTGGTTTACTTTTTACGCCTCGATCAATCCCGCGTTTTTTCAGTGCCTCTAATGCTTCATCACGCCACAATAATTGCGCTACAGAAGCTGCATCAAGCACACTATTCTGAGATCCATCTTTAATTTTTTTTAATACAATATTTCCAGTATCATCATATATAGCTTCAGCTACTTCCCACCATGGTGGCACTATTAACTTGGCTTTATCTACATGCGTTTTTCCGCAAACGATCGTTACATGTTCAAAAACTTGTTCATAATAACCTATTTGATGAGTCAATCTTTCCAAGGTATCTTTATCACTTTTAATTTCAAATCCATGTATAGATCCATTGACCATAACAATATCGGCTCTTGCATATCCCATACAAATCTCGAGTTCAGGTATAATAACGGTGGAAGAATCTTTTATTTGTTCCTGATGGAGTTCATTTAGTAGTTTTTTTCTAATAACGAGATCATTAGTTAATTGATCCACTGTCTCCATCCTCCTTTTTTATCTAGTATTATATTATATCATTATTTGTCAATTTACCAAAGAAAAAATAGAATACCCCCTGCCGAAAATGACAGGGGAACTATTTGACCTTATTTTAAGAACATTAGTTCGGAAAGGATTGTAATGCGATTACCCACAAGCTACGGATCTATTATTAAACTGAGCGGCAAACGTCGTCGCCCTTTTGCTGTCCGAATAACCACAGGTTGGACAGACGAGGGAAAACAAATTTATAAATATATTGATTATTTCCCAACACGGAAGGCAGCATTATCCTGCCTGGATGAATATAATAAAAAGCCTTACGATTTAAACAACCGCCATATTACCTTTTCAGAGTTATTCAATAAATGGTCCGAATGGAAATATACCAGTCATGACAATGATGTGCCGAAAAGCTACC